CCGTTTCCAGCGTGCCGGCGACGGCGCGGGCCAGGGGCGTGGCGTTGCGCAGGCCGGCGGCGATGCGCGCGAGCGTGGCGGAGGCGTCATCCTTGACCGGGATCTCGAACATGGCTAGGCTTTCCCTTGAGACAGGCCAGCGTTCGCCGATTGGTAAAGGCCAGGCGCAAGCCGGTGGATACGTGGTTCGATTCCCGTCACTGGCCTGCCTCCCCCATCTTCACGAAGCGCTTCCCATCCCGCAGCCGCCCCGCGCCGTTGTTCGTCCCCGGCAGGCGGTACGCGTTGACCAGCACATCCATCCGCCCGGCGTGCTTGACGACCTGGTCGTTCTCCAGCGCCGCGACGATCACGCCGTCGTCGAGCGTGCGCACGTAGGCGAAATGACCGTACTTGCGGTCGAAATAGACGGCGTCCGGCTTGGCGACGATGCCAGGCAGCGCCATGTGCTGCTCGCGCGACAGGGCGATGCCGCCTTCCCGGTGCTTGGCCGAATCGGCATGCACCAGGCGTTTTTCGTTGATCGCCACCACGCGTACGGGCGGCGCGTCGGGCAGCTCGCGGCGCATGAAGTCGGCAACGTCCTCGCCGATAAAGCCGACGACCTGGGCGCCGTTGCCGGGGCGGCGGGCATCGAGCACGCGGTTCATCCAGGTCCGGTAGTCCGCCAGGCGCGTGGGCGCGTTGTTCAGCGCCTGCCACACCTGGGTGCGCACCTCCCGGCTCTTGAGATCATGCACGCTGCGCGCCAGGGCGATATCGCGCCCGTAGCCGGCGCCGGGGTTGCTGTCGAAGCCGGGATCGGGAAGGAACAGCTCGCCGGTGCCGGGGTCGCGGTAGCCGGTGACCGGCACCTTGCCGCGCTTCTTGCCGAGATCCACGTCGACTGTCTCCATGCGGCCTTCGCCCTTCGACACGGCGCCGCCTTCGGCTTTGAACTCTTCAGCAGACAGCGCCTTGACGCGGCAGCGGCAGTTGTAGCCGTTCGGGGGGTACAGCGCCGACCAGGCGGGATCGTCGTAGCGGAAGACGCGGCCGTTGAGCGAGCGATGGCGCGGCCGGGTGCGGTTGTCGAGGATGGCCACGTACTGCCAGTACGGGCGCCGGTCGGCGTTCTCCAGCTGAGCTTTGTAGCGCCCGGCCATGTAGGCGCTCTGCAGATTGGTCTGGTACACGGTGCGCAGGCGGTGCGGGGTCATGGCGCGGCCCTTGATCACCTCGCCGGTCTCGGGGTCGTGGGCGATACCCCACCAGCCCTTGGCCTTGAGCCGTGGGCGCAATTCCTTGACGAACTGGTCGAAGGGTTTGCCTTCGGCGAGCGCTTCCTCCAGGGCGGTACGGATGTCGCCGAGTACTTCACCCTTGAGCACGCCGGCGACGGTGAAGGCGCCGGCATGCGCGCCGGCGGCCATGTCGCGCCAGTTGGAGGTGATGCGCACGCCCTTGGCCTGGAAGTACTCGACCGCGCGCTCCGGTGGCAGGTTGAAGGCCAGGGCGAGGTTGACGGGTGTGTCAGGCGTCGCCATGCGCCGCGCCCCACAGCTCGCTGACGAACATCGCCCGGGCGAGCAGCGTTTCGAGCCGGGTGGCATCGAGCTGCGGGTATTTTCCGGCCAGCACGGCCATCGCCTGCTCGTAGCCGCCGGCGTTCTCCAGTTCGGCGATCAGGCCGCCGATCATCTGTTCCATCTGCGCCTGCAGCGTCTCGGGCGGGATCGCGGCGAGGGCGGCATCGAGCGCGGCCTGGTCGGGGATGAGCGGCTCGTCGTTCGCCGTCAACGCGGCGAGCGTGGCCTTGCCACCCCCTTCGGCCGGCGTGGCCTTGCCCGGCTCGGGGCGCAGGGCCGGATCGAGCACGCTGGCCGGCGCGGCCACGCGCAGGATCTTCTCGCCCGTTTTGGCCGGCTGCGGGATGCGCAGTTTCTCGTGCGCCCACTCGACCGGGATCTCCATGCCCACGCCCACCAGCTCCGGCAGCGCCTCGGCAAAGAGCTTGATGTCCTCGGCCTCGCCGGTGTCGAAGGTGAAGCGCGGGCAGCGGCGCAAGCCGTCGATGTTGCCGCGGTTTAACGCGATGAGCGGATAGAGCAGGTCGCGGGTGATCGTACCGGCGATCTCGCGGGCGTCCGCCTCCAGGATGTCGCGGCGCACCTCGCGGTGCAGCTCGGCGTTGCCGGAACCGAGGCCGCTGGACTTCGATTCGGCGCTCATGGTCTGGCCGAGGATGGCCTTGGAGATCGAGCGCTCGGCCCAGTCAACCATCGCCAGGTGCGGCGTGGAATCGCCGCCGCCGGTGATCTTCTGGACTTCCAGCTCCATGTCCTGCGGCATGATGGCGCGGGCGTCGTGGCCGAGCGCCGTGACGGCACGCATCAGGCTGGCCTTTTCCTCCGGGCCGGCGCCGGCGAAGTACTTGCCGAGGATGATCGGCAGGCCGAAGGTTTCGAGGAACTCGGCGAAGTCGCCGATGGCGTAGGCCTTGTACAGGAACGGCCAGGACAGCACGCGATGCAGGCCCAACCGCCCGAGATAGCCGGTCTTGGCCTTGCCATGGGTATGGAAGACCCAGCCGAACGGCGCCAGTTTCGCGCCGTCGACGCTCATGTCGCGCAAGCGGATCTCGCGGCGGTGTTGGTCGAGCTGGAACCACTCCTGAGGGCGCGGCAAAAATGCCGGCAGCAGTTCGCTGCCTTCGTTGCGCCATTCCAGCTCGACCGGCGCGAAGCCGTGTCCGACACCGTCCATCAGCGCGAGGATCAGGTCTTCAACCGGATCGACGGCGTCGGTGAGGACTTCGGTCAGCCACTCGGCGTGCGCCTTCTCGGCGGCGTTGGCGTTGCGCGGCGGCTGGATGCTCCAGTCCAGGCCGAGCAGCGCGAGCTTGCGCTTGCCCATCTCGGCGGACAGGTGTGCATCACGCTCCTCCATGTCCGCGAACAGGCGGTGCTGCGCCCACAGATCGCCGTTGTCGGCGTTACGCAAGGTCGCGGCGAGCCGTGCCGGCGTTAAACCGTCCAGGTTGCTGGTTAGGTACTCATTCTGCAGGCTGGCCACGCGGCTGGTCTGCGGTTCCTTGAGGACGCCCTTGTCGATGGGCTGGCCGTATTGGTCGACGATCTTGTTCACATCATTCTCCTGGAGCTGCTGCCGTAGTCGTCGTCGCGGCCGGTGGTTCCGCGCCGCGGCATGGATTGGAAGCCCGTCGATCCGCCCAGTGCGCCGCGCGTGCTGGCGATCTTCCACAGCAGATACAGTGCCGACAGCCCGTCGTAGTGGTGGCCGGACGGTTTTTCCGGCCAGGAATCCAGCTCAGCCAACAACTGGACCAGAGCCGGGTTGAACAGGATGCGCGGCTCGAAGGCGTCGTTGATGTACGGCTCCAGGCTGTCGTAGCGGATCTCGGGGTCGACGGTCTCGGTGATGCCGACGAGCGGCAACGGCACGCCGGCCTTGAGCGCGGCGGTCATGAAGGTCTGCCGGCTGTGCTCGTAGGCGTTATTGTTCTCGAAGCCGATGGCCAGGCAGCGCATTTCGCGCTGGAAGGCGATGAGATCCGCTTCCAACTTACTCGGCAGGCGGCGCTTGATGTCGCAGCGCTCGACGTGCAGTTTGGCGCGTTCGCGGTCCCAGGCGCCGGCGATCAGCGCCGACGGGTCGGACTTCTCGCCTTTTCCCATCGACGGGTCGCAGGCGCCGAACATGACCCACTGCGACAGGCGCGAGACGAAGAAACGGATGTTGGTGAACACCTTGTCTTCGTCCGAGCGCGGCTCGCCCTGCATTTCGGTATCGAACGCCTTCTTGTTCTTGGCCCGCGCGCGCATCAGCCAGTACAGGCTGCGCACCTGCGGCCAGGAGATCTCGGCGCCGGCATCCATGTCCGGCTGGTGCGCCAGGTAGAACAGGTACGACGGGCGCTTTTCCTCGGGGAGTACTTCGCCGCGCTGCGAGGCTTCTTCCTCGGCCGGCTTGTCCTCATTGAGCATGATTTCCTGGCACTCAGCCCAGAGATCCATGTGTGTTGGCAGCGCCTCGATGGCGCGGAAGTGATGCACCAGGTGGCCGATGGCGTTCTTGGCCCGGCTGATCGGATCGTCCTTATCGAGCACGGTGCCGACGCCGACAAACTTGACCGAACCGTCCGGCGGACCGAGGTAGTCAACGGCTTTTTCCAGCCAACTCCAGCGGTCACCGCGCATGGTCGGGCTCTTGGCCTCGACGTCGGTGATCAGATCGTCGCCGAGCAGCAGCTTGGGCCGGCTGGCGCCGTGGAAGGTGCCACGGATGGCCTGCTCGGCGCCAAAGGCTTCCATTTTCACGCCGCCCTTGGTAGTGAATTCGCCGATCTTCCAGTTCTTCGTCGCGCCGCAGACTTCCGGGAAGTCGAGCGCCAGCGCCGCGTTAAAACACAGCTCCGCCTTAACGACTTCGAGCAGCTTGGTCGGCAGCTTCGTCTCGGCGCCCAGCATCGTGACGTAGTCGATAAAGTAAGGTAAAGGCTTGATGGACGGCCAGCCGATATCGGCGCGGACGCTTTCCTTCTGCAGCAGCGCACGAACGGCAACCCATACCGGCCCGACTTTTGTGGTCAGCGACGATTTGGCTTCGCCCCGGGGCGCGACCCACCATTCCTTGCAGCCGAAGGGCTGATCGAGGATCTGCGGGAAGCGCTCGAAGAAATGCCGGTGGAAGTTCGATGCCGGCGGGCGGATGTGGTGCGGCAGGTAGGTGTAGGCGAAGAACTCAAAGTCGCGCTCGAGCAGCACGCGGCGCCGACGCTCGGCCCGTGCCGCCGGTGACGGATCGAGGCCGACCGCCCGGGCTTCGGCTTCCGCCCGGGCAGCGCGGGCGATCTCCTGGAGTTCTTCCAGGAAGGTTTTTTCGGAGGTCTGGTTGGTCGCCATGTATGATCGGTACTTTATGCGGAGGCCACAAAATGCCCGTGGTTCATACAAATCGGGTCAAGTACTACCTTGATCAACTTGATCACTACTACACGCAACTCCGGAAAGCGGTCGAGGGAAATGCTCTTTCCGAAACCGAAGCAGCGCACTACGCAATGACGGAGCACGAAAACCCAACCCTTGTGCGTGTCAACGACAGTCAACTCATCGATGCCATCAGCCATTTCAAGGTCAGCGTTGATGCGCTCAAGCGCCTTACCAAAGAAGGTCGAAACGCAAGACGTTAGGCTAGCCATACGCCCTCGCCAGTTCTTCCCCGAACACCGGCAGCAGCTCGGCGTACGCGGTGGCCTGTTGCGGATGGTTCTCCTGGAGGTAGGCGGCTAGGCGCTTTAGCACGTCCATGGCCACGCCCAGCTTGTCCGCCTCGGGCATCATCGACTTGCCGGCGGCCTTTAGCTTGGCCACGGTGTCGCCCAGGGTAGCCATCGCCTTGATGGCTTCACTCGGTGGGATCTGCGGATCTTCAAGCCGCTCCAGCAGCGCCTCGCAGCGCATCAGCCCGGCGGCGATGATGCGGCCCATGGCCTGCTCGATGCCGCCGCCGGCGACGATCAGGCTGGCGGCGCGGAACTTGTCCCAGTCGTCGCCATCCTTGCGCGCGGCGATGAACCAGTTGCGCGCCGTGGCATACGGCACGGCCACCTTGTCGGCGGCCGCTTCGAGGGGCAGTCCGCCGATGTAGGCGGTGCGCAGTTCGAGGCGTTTCTCAGGAGGGTGTGCCATGGCTATCCTGCTTTTCCGCGAATGCAGAGGGTTTTCTCGCCCGCAACATGCGGTGAGATGTCGTCCGTAAGGTCAATGACGTTGAGCGCGCCGAGAGCGAAGGTGACGATCACAATCCAGCCGATACCTTCCGCCATCACGCTTCCCCCGGAAACTTGGCCCGTAACGCGGCGACATCCTTGCCGCGTTCGGTGCATTGCGCGATCTCGCCGTTCCACTTCACCAGGCCCATTTCGGCCAGCCAGCTGAGATCGGCGCGCAGGAGATCGGCGCTGCAGGCGAGGCCGTGCACCGTCTCCATCTCCGTGCGCAGCCTGGCGACCGTACTGGCCGGCTCGAAGGCGAGCGTGCTTAATAGCGACGCGCGGCGTTTCTTTTCCTGCTCGCTC